CTATTATTGTTGGTAATAAAATAATATATTTTTTCATTACCATTATCTCTTAATACACCAATAGTCTTTGCTCCTGATATAGAAGTACTTACAATCTCTTTGTTTCCTTTAAGATTTTCTATAGCACCTATATCAGAACCTTCTGACTTGCTTACATTTATATTTAATGCTTCGCGATATTCACCTGGTACTACTAACCGATCATCTAAATCTTGATTCATTCGGCTAGCATTAAATACCCTTTTAATTTCTGGCATACTTTAGTGTTTAATCCATTTAGATTTGCCTTTAAGAACTTGGCCAATCTCTTTAAGTTTCATATTTGAAAGCCTAATTTTTGCATTACGCATTTTAGCAGCAGCTTCTTTTTTATATAAAGCAGCAGCACCTGCAGCAGCTGGTCTTAGTTTAGCTAAATTATATAATATATTTGCATATACAGCATCTTCAGCTAATTTAGGAACTAATACATTTGTAAAATCACCGTTATCTCCTAAACCATCTGAAATATATCTTAGTGTTATTAAATCTCCTTGTGTAAAATAAGAATCAAAATATATTTTACCTGCTTCAAGATCTAATACATAAGTACCATTTATATTTACTCTTTGTGGATCTAATCCATATCTTCTACCATATGCAGTTAAATCGTTATCTTCATAGTAGCCATCATAGTAGTTTTCATAATCTCTTTCAGGTAAAGCCTCTGTACTTTCTTTAAATCTTTTTAAACCCTCCGATGTTTCTCTAAAAATAATATTTCCTTCTTGATCATACAAATACTTATATTCATTATCTTGTGCAACAGCTTTGCTAGCCTTTACAACTTTATTATTTTGTATAGGTTTTAAAGCACCATTATTATCAACACATGAAATATCTACATAGTTAACATAATCTGAAGGTAAAGATAATTGCAATGTACTGTTTAATTCAATCTCTATTGCTTTTTCTGAATGAAATATATCATAACTAAATTCTTGAACTGATCTCTGGGCCCAGAAAGCAACATCATATCTTTGTATTTTAGGTAATACTTTACCATCACCAGTATAACCAACTATAAAGTTATTTATTATGTCATTTAAATTAACACGGCTATAATATCCGGGTATTGCTAATCCTGTTCCGCCATCTAATGCAGAATAATTATCTACGTCTAAAGGTTTTCTTGATATTGCCATTATTGTTCAGTTGCTTGTAGTTGTTGTTCTTTACCTTGTGCAAATCCAGCTATGTCAGCTTGTTTTATAATAACACCCGCATAAGAAAGAATTTTTATAATTAAATTATTTTCTTCGGAAGCATGTAATTGAAAATCGTAAGATTTTGCTATTGCATCATAGCTATCCGTAGCCGGATCAAATGCGGTACTGTCATATATAGGTTCATTTGGAACGCCTGCTGCTATTTGTGAAGCTGTTGGCATTGCATATCCCCATTTAGGGCTAAAAGGTTTTTTAAGATAATCAATAGTAACTCCTGATGTTATAGTTGAAGGATATAATCTTATTCCCCCTTCAACTAAAGCATAAACAGGTTGTGTTTTTACAGGATATGTTAGTGGTGATAAAGTAATAAATTTTAAATCTTCATGCAAAACTAAATCAGCTACAACATCATCTACGCTAACAACACCTAATTTATAAAAGTCTGTAGGGAAAGTAAATGTAGTTCCCGTTTGGCTAAGAGTAGCATTTTTATAAAATACATTTATTTTTTCAGAATTTGTTAATACTGGATCTGAAAAATCTGTTTTTATTTCAACAGTAGCCTCATAAGCAGCTTGTTTATTAAAATAACTTTCAAATATTTCATTTTGCGCTAAAGCCGCAAGTCTATTAAATTCTTCCGGTGTTATATAGCCTCTGTTATCTTTATTAGTTATAACAAGAACGGTTTTATATACGTCGTTTATATTTACAGCCATTTATATTGTTTTAATTAGTTGATATAAGGCTGATTTCTCGCCTTATATCATTTGTATTACGATAATTTTTTCGTAATAGATTTCATTAAATCTACGCCTTCATCAGTTTTAAAATATTGCGCTAGCGCTCCATATGGATTTTGATCAAATGGCACTTGCATTATTTTTTTACCGTTAGCAAATCTAAATATAGTATTTTCATCTGTTAATTCAATAATTCCTTTTTCAACAGCTCTGTTTGCTAAATTTCGTAATTTAATATCATCATCGTTGGATATTTCTATAAAAAGTTCCGGGTCTTTTCTAGCAAATAAATAAGCATCTCTTTTTAATTCTTTAGTGCTCATATTTACAACAGCTGATCCTAATTCAGTTCTCATTATAGCCTCTAAATGTTCTATATCTAGTGTTTTAACTAAATTTAAAGCTTCTAATTCAAACTCAATATTATCAACTTCATCCATTGCATTTGCTTCTTCATCAACTTCTTGCCATATTTCACCAGCCTTAGGGTGATATAATGATAAAAGTTTTTGTAAAGCTTGTTGATGCTTAGGAACTTCTAATACTCCATCTAAAAAAATTACATGAGCTAGCGTAGCGTTTCCTTTTTGTTCATCAACGAATAAAGATTTTTGATTGCTAGCATATCTTAATTCTCTTTGCTCATTTAATTCTTCATCAAACCATAATAATGGTTTTCTTGCAGTATGTTTAGATTGTATTGTCCAACTAAGAGGTGCTTTACCTCCTGTTAAAATATATGTTCTATCTTTTATTTGCCAATTTTTTTCAATTTTTGGCACTCTAACTTTTGTTTCCATAATATAATATAATATAATTGTTAATAAGAATTACCCCCGATAAAACACGGGGGCAAAACTTATATAAATACTAAGCGTCTTTAAATAATACGAAATTATTTGCGCCCTGAACGATTAAACATCTTTCAGATAAATAGTGCATTCTCATCTCATCAATTGGAGAACTAGATGGTCCACCAACAGATCCAGTAACCCAAGACTTCATTTTTCTGTTTTCAGTCTCAGAAGCTCTGTATCTAATGTGTAAGAATGGTCTCTTGATATTTTGACCAAGGACTTGATCGTAAACTGTAGAAGTACCAGCAGGTACTAATACACCTTCGATGTCACCAAAACCTCCTCTTGTAGAGAAGTCATTTAGATATTTCCAGTCTGTTTTGTAGAAGTCATAAGAACCTCTTCTATAGCCTGTAAATCCTAAATTTAACGCCATATCTTCGCTATTGTTAAATACTCCAAAAGATGTACCTCCAGAATATCCACCATTTTGTTGTGCAAGAATATCGTCAATTTCTAAAGAAAGATTTCTATCTAAGAAAAGCATGTTTTCTTCAATAGCACCTTGCTTATCTAGTTGAACTAATACAGCATCAAAATCAGTTAACGCGCCACCACCAGCAGCTTGTGCACCAAATCCTGAATATACATTTCCTCTTGCTTCAATAGCTTCAAAGAAACCTTCAGTACCTTTAGCAGTTGCTGTAAGTGCAGAATCATAAAAATTCAAAGTAGCTCCAGTGTTTAATTGCTTAACACCTTCAACCATTGACATTTCAAGATAATCTTCAAATCTCAATCTGTTTTCATGCTCTGATTTTAAATACCATAAATATCCGCTAGCCCCATTTTCAGAAGTAACTTCAATCCAGCCAATCTGCGCAGTATCAGAACCATTAATTGAATAATGCTCTTTTAATATTACAGGGCTGTTGGTAAATGTTGCATAGCTAGGATCTAGCTTTTCAGTAAAGTTAGAAGATCCTTTTGCAAATTCAGAACCATAAGCAAGTGCAGTAAATCTTTGTGCATTTGTAATAGCAGGAACACCACCATAAGCTTTGACTTGGAAGTATTGGCCACTAACATTAGTAACAATACCTTTAATCATAGCACCAGTTCCTCCAATTGCAGATGTTGCACTTGTTTGAGCTTGAATCATAACTGTTTGACCTTTCTTAAAGTTAACAGCTGTTGTACCCTGTGAAGTAATACCTAAGCTAGTTGGTTGAGCTGTTGGTACAAAAAAGTTTCCAACACTACCACCTGTAGTTACTGCAGAAGCAGTTCCAGGAGTAGTACCACTAGTAGGCATAGTTCCAGCGTTACTTAAATAAACGATATTCGCATATCTTGTATGCAATCTACCTTGCTCAGTCCAAATAATTTGATCTGAAGTAGATGGCATTTCCGCAGATACCATACGTAAGAAAGAGCCGATAGATCTGTTTCCATATCTTTCAACTTCTTGCTCGTATACATCTGGTAAAAACTGTTGAGCCCACATATTAAATGAGCTGTCAGTAAAATCAATATAATTTCCTGCATATAATGCTTTCGTTTGAGTCGGTTGTAAAGCCGCAGGAATTCCACTTGTAAAAGCCATTTGTAAAAATTTTAAAAATTAAGTTATTTATTCCATTTTATGCGCAATTTATTTGAAGACTCAGATGGAACAACCCTAACTGGTGCATTTGAATAATTACCAGCAGCAGAAGCATCTGCTCGTGGGCTCATATCAATATTTTTAGATTCTTTTATAGATTGTTTTAAAGCATCAGCACGGCCTTGCTCATAAAAGTGATTTGCTATTTTATCTGCATTTTGTGCTGCAAATAAAGCTCTATGATAACCATAAGGGTTACGCATATCACCTTCTTTATCTAAATATTGGCTAAAAACATTACTAAGATCTGACTGAAACTCTTTTACTTTGTTTTTATTATCAACTTTATATCTGTATTTATTATCCCCGACTTTGAAATCAAAACCTTTGAACTCTTCATCAAAAACCTTGTTAGTTTTAGATATAAAACTTTTTTTATTTTTTTCAGTTATTTCTTCATTTTTAATTGCTTGATTATAAAAGTCATAAGCTTTTTTATATTCATCAGGTACTTCTTGCTTTTTTCTTAACTTAAGATCAGCATAGTATTTTTCCTTTGAATCTTTAAAATGCTTTTGAGCTTTATATAATTCTTCCTTAAAAGCTAATTGTTTAGCTTTAATATCACCTGGCTCATCTTCATCTTCAGAATATTGAAATTCTTTTTGCATAAGAAAAGACAGGTCCTCATTATTTAAATGAGGTTTTGTTGTTTTATAATATTCATATACTAATGCGGTTGCGTCCATAGCAGAATAGTCTTTATTAAGATTAACATAATCTTCTAAAGATCCTCCTGTTTCGTCCATAAACTGCATAAGTTTATTTATATCTTCTGGAAGTTCTTGTGTTTTATCTTCCGAAAGTATTTCTTCTTGTTCTTCTGCGGGCTCGGCATCTTCAACGCTTGAATCCACTCGTGTCTCGTCAGAACTATCTTTTTCATCTGTAACTAATTCTATAGGAGAATCTATTTTTTCCCCTTGTTCTTCTTCGTTACTTTTATTTTTTTGTTCTTGTTTATTTTCTCCGGTAGGCTCTTCAGACTTTTCTTTGTTTTCTTTTTGAACCTCTTCGCTAGTTTCGGATCCGTCGCGTACAGATACCTCATTTGTGCTTTGCTCTTGAACGGCATCTTCTTTTTGTTTTGGTGGTTTATCTAAATTAACTTTGTAAACACCATCCGACTGTAATCCGTATTCAGGGTTTACATCTCCTTCTTTAATAGCAGCATCTAATACAGCTGCTTCTTTTTGTGCGGGTGAAGTTTCAACTTTTTCTTCTACCGCTTTAACTTCAACTTTTTCTTCCATAATATAAAATAAAATAATTAAAATAATTTATCTAGGTTCAAATCTAGACATTTCAATTCCACCTAATACATCATTACCTTTTGATTCAAAAGATTTTTTTGGTTTATTTATTTTAGGTGGCCCAGATATATCTTTTGATTTATTTGCTAATTCTTTTTGAGCTTGAATTTCCATTTGTTTTAATTTAACATTTAAATCAAATTCAAATTGCATTAATTCTTTTTTAGTTTTTGCTTCTATTTCCATTTTCTTAATATCTAATTCATTTTTAGATGTTGATATTTGAATGGTGGATTCAGCTTGAACTTGAGCTGCTTGTGATTTTGCTTGCTCTATTTGTATTTGTGCTTGGCCTTGTGCTTCAGCTTGCGCAACTGATGCTGCTTGTGCTTGTGCTTGATCGGCCTGTTGTTTTCTTACTCTTCTAAATTTTAATAATTGATTTGCAAGTTTTATATTTCTTACTTGTCTAATATCAATTGCATCTTCTAAAAATATACTTTGTTGGCTTAATGCCATTTGTATATTTGTTTCTAAAATATTTTTTTCTTCTTCATCAGGTTCTAAATCTAAAAATATACCGAAGTCATGTAATGTTAAATTATTTAATTCTTGTAAAGACCCTACGGAAAAATGCCCAATTGAAGATATAAAAGCTTCTTTTGTAGGATGAAATTGTAATACATCTTTAAATCTTAAAGAAATACAATCAGCTATTGTTTTAGTAATATTCATACTAGAATCTAATATATGCCTAGTTGCTACATTACTATTAGCAGCAGCCATTTTTTGTACACCTACTAAAGCTTTAGGATCTGGGTCTGAACCATCTCTTGCTTCATTTAAACCTGTAATATCTCTTATCATTTGAAGATATTGATTATAAGCGCCTATTAATAACTGTACTTGATTACCGCCACCTCCAGGTAATTCTTGAATAGGTATTTTACCTGGATTTGGATCTCCTTCAACAGTAAGTGATCTACCTATAATAGATCCTGTTTGAAAATACATATTTAAAGCTTCTTGTGGGTTATAACTTGTACCGTTGCCTAAATCAATTTCAGCCAATCCGTCTGCATCAACATATACACCAGAAGGTGTCATTCTTTGTATTGCTTGTTGTAATTTTAAATGAGTTAGCTGAATTAAATCAGCATAAGGGGTCATTTTAGAAACTAAAGAGTCAATTTTTCCTTTATATAATCTAGGAGCAGCAACAACATAATTCATTAAAACCTTATTTATATTTGAATTAGGCCTAATCATATTAGTTGCTTTTTTCCATCTTAATAATTCAGATGCACCTAATACATATACACCTTCATATAATACTTCTTGTGCTTTTGCAACTTTTGTAAATCTTGTTCTTTTATCTTTTGGAGGATTAAATGAATCATCTTTTTTAATAGCTTTTTCCGCACCAGAGGTAGTTTCTTTTATTTTATAAACATTATTTTCCCATGTTTTCCAATTGAAATATAATATACTTACAACATTATTATCTTTAGATTCCTCATTAGAATAATTCATATTATAAGTTGACCAACTTGTGCTTTTTTTAGCTAAGTCATCCATTGCTTCATTTGTTATTTCTGGAAATTCTTTTTTAAGTTGATTTATTTTTATTGATTTTATTTCTCCAAAATAATAACAATCTCTAAAATTTGGATCTTCAGTATATGACCATACTAAATTTGCTGGATCTACATAATCTAATTTTACACCATCAGTATTATTAAATGAATGTTTTATAGCCCCTATACCTAATACTGTTAAATCATAATCTAATCTAGCTTTTAATTTATCATATTCATTAATACTAAAAATATTATTTATAGCTTGTTCCTCTGCAATTTCAATACCTTGTTTATAATTTAATTGCATATAAAGATCTAACTCTTCAGAATTAGAAGGTAATTTTTCTTTTTCAACATTTCTTACATTAACCCCTAGTTGATTTTCAATAGAATCTAATAAAGCAGCTGCATTCATATCTCTTTGTATACCTTCAACATATTTAGTTCTTTTTTCTGTTGAAAGTGTATCTTCTCCTATAGCTCTTATAGAATACAATCTATCTTGCATGCCATTTACAACAATATCTACAAACTTAGGTATAATAGGTACTGGTTTCCAATCTAAGTTTAAATATGATAAATCACCATTAATAGCAAATTCATCTTTATATTTTCTTATGGATTGATCACCTCTTGCATATAATCTTAGACGATGGAACTCATCCCTAGTTGAATAATATCTTCCCTGAGATCCGTTGCCTTTATTAAACCATTCTTGTTCAATAGCTTTAGCAACTTTATCGCCATATTCTATAGATTTTTTTTCTTCGTCAGATACCGCTTGACTAGGAAAATCATATCCTGTTGACTTATATTTTGCCATATTTATTTTATTAATTCACTTTGAATACCGTCATTCTTATATTTAGAGAAACCAAAGTCGATATTTAATTTTGTTTTTTGTTGTGCTGGTCTATACAAATGTTTTCTACAGGCCATTATAGCAAGGCCACTACTTATAGATGCATCATGCGCTGTACGTTTTGATATATCAAACTTAGCCCAATCTTCTAAAGTTTTTTGAAAATGCATATTACCATAATTTTCATTTTGTTTTCCAACATGCTCTTCTATATATGATTCAATAGCTGCCGCATGCGCTTGTCTTATATCTTCTGATGTATTAGGTATACCACCTAATTCAAGTTCTGTTTTAGATAAATTACCCTTTAATTTATCGGGACGATTCATTGAAAATCCTCTATAACCTCTTCTTTTTAAATGATATAATAGTCTTGGTTTATTATTCTCTGCAAGTATTGGCATACCGTAAAAAACTAAAGCCATTAAAACTTCTTCAAAAAATATTTCTGCAGTTTGAGGTCTTGCAATATATTCTAAAAAAAATTTTGTAGGAGGAACGCCAGGAGTCATTGAAAATGTTGTTAATCCGTGTAAAGCACCATTTGAACCTTGTCCTCCAACTGTTCCTGATATATCATATGAATCACAACCAAAAGCACCTAAATCAAAATTACCTGGATATTTTATACCGTTTTTTTCAATTATATTATTTCTTAAATTTTTATCAGGTATCCAAGAAAGTAAAAATCTACCATTTTTTGTTGGTGTCCATATTACTTCAGTATCTTTTATACCTTTACTCCAAGAAAAACTACCTTGAACAACATAACCTTTAGAAGTCATTTCTTCATTAAAATCAATTTGCTCATATATTTTTGTAAGATTAAATAATGAATTTAATGTTTCATCTCTAAAAGCGTGTTTTTCTGAACGAGGAAATTGTCTATAATATTCATTTAAACTATCGGGATCGTTTTTTAACCCATCAACCTCATTCTCCCAATGCTCGATAACTCCCGTATGTATTTTTTCGCCATCAATTCCTTCAACCGGTTCTGATGGTGTATTGAAGACAGGATACCCATACTTATCGATAAATCCTTCGTAACCCCATTCCATAGGTAAGAACAAAGCATATAGTCCGCTTGAAGTCTGGCCATTCTTATTTCGTTTTGTAACGTCTGAGTCATAATATAATTTTTTAAAATTATCTCCGCCTTTATCAAGTGAATTAGATGTTGAGCCCATCATGCATTTACCAACTATCTTCGACCCGAGACGTAAACACGTTTTTGTAACTCTCCAGTTATTGAGGATGTTGTCCGGCCTCTCCCATTTACCGGATTCGTCATGTACGAGAAGTTGTAGTTTCTCCCCATCATAGGAGTTGTCACCGGTGTTCTTCCAGTCGATCGTCGTATCCAATCCGGTTGGTATATCTGCCTCGATTCCCGCAGCTCTAATGGTATTTCTTGTAAGCCTTCTTGACGGGACCTTGTAGGATAATTCCGTTTTGGGACGTTCCATACCGTCCTGTATTGGTTTGAAAAAGAACGGATAATTCG